CTAAAGCGTTCTTAACTGCTGAAACTGCATTTCTATCAATGTTAACTGTGTCAGTAGAGTTCGACACTTCTACAAAACCAGGAGTTAAACCTTTGTCAGCCCAGATCGAAAGCATGTCATTCATTTCGTCTAAAATTTGTTGAAACTCGAAAGCTTCTAAATTAATTTCGGCTGTTTTTACCCCGATTTTTACGGCTGCCCCGTTTACTATCTGTAAAACTGTTGTCATTAGTAACGGCCTCTTCGTATGGCTTCCAGTTCAAGCTTGTTACATATTCAACAGTAGCTTGATTATCGTTTATGTCTATTTTAGTACCGTTCGGTTTGATCCATATACTCATAAAACACCTGAAAATAAAGGGGGTCGTTAAACCCCCTGACCTACTAACCCCACCCTTGTCCTGCAAAGAATGGATTCATAACGCCGTAAGCTGGACGGAAATCGAATCGAACAATCTGCTTGTTCTCTCTGATTGACGCGCCTTTACTCACACGAATCTGCAAACCATCTGGAGTGGTTGCCAAAGTATCTGTGCTGTAAAGCTTCTTGATAGGAACTGAACCAATCGCAAACGCTTGTTTGTGCCAGAATAAGTTAGGCTGGTAAATGGTAGAAGCCGCACCAAGCAACGTCACAACATCAGTGGCGATAGGAGCGCTATCTACTGTGTTATAAGCACCTGCCGCTTCAAAGATTGCAGGGCCAGTTACAACGATGTTACCCGTTCCAGTACCTGACAAAGTGACCGCTGTGGTTACAGTTGCAGTAAATACAACGTTAGCACCTGCCGCGTCAATAATAGGCTGGCGTGTGCTTAGGTTTAGCCGGTTACGGCCTGTAATTTGAACAACTTCGCCTGCTCGAATTTGCAAGTTATTCTCAAATCCTGAAACCGCTAAAGTCTGAGTCATCGTATCTTTTGCTGTCACATAAGTTACATCTGGATTAGATGCCAAAGCGCCGACTCGATCAGCGCCAGAATGTGACGTTGCGCTTGATAAAGTAGTCGCTGTCAATACTTTCATGCCTGCGAAATCATCAGACAAAATAGCTTTGCGATGAGCTTCAGAGACCAAGGCCCCTGCTGATCCGCCGGCACCCAACGAACGCTGAACACCCGCTAGACTTGTTTGCGTATAAGGGTTGACCGCATAACACCAAGGATTATCAGCCGGTATACCTGTACTAGACATAACCGCGCCAGCTTGTGCAACATCATCCCAAGTTGTAACCGCCGTTCCGTAAGTACCTGCAAGCAAGCCCGCATTTCTACGCATGAAACCAGCATAATCTACTTCTAAATCTGTGACAATTCGAGTAGCTGCAGGAGCAATTAGCTCATCTAGCTGATCCATTTTGATAGCTTGGTCTGCTTCTGCCCAATCAAGCTCAACTGTGAAATAGTCTTGAACTACGCCTGAAGCTTTGCCGGTGATGATTGATTCTGCTGTACCGCCTGAAATATCACCAGTCGCTGTTCGACTAGATTTATAATCAGTAGGGCGCTTGATGTCTACAGTGTCACCCGTTGAAGGGTTGAACGCATTAGATAAAAACTGAGTGTTTACGTTTTTTGATAAAATTCTATTACCCTCGAACGCATCTAAAAAAGATCGTGCAAGGGTTCTGGTGGTATTACTGTCAAAATTATTAGGCATTTGGGCAATCCTCTAAATTATTCATATTTAGCACCCGATGGCCCGCGCTCTTTAGAGATTGAACCGCCAGAACTTAGTGGCTCAATAGGGTCTGGTGCTGCACTTAATTTAACTTTTGGTTTTGTTGCTAGCCTGTCAGAGATACGAGTCATTTCAGCCATTCCTTGAAACGCTGACATTTGTGAGATTTGATTTGCTACGTCTAAGTTAGTGCCCAAATGATAAATCATTGCTACACCTTCTTTAGAACTCATCAACTCTTTCACTAATGCAGTATCAAGTGTTGGCACTCTTGCAGCTACTTCATCAAAATCACTTTTTCCTAAGCCAACTACTAAATCATTGAAGCTGTCCTGTTCTGCTTGAACACTTGCGCTTCGTGTAGCCTTTTGTGATTCTTCTGCTTGTGCCTTTATGCCTTCAGCTACTTCATATTTTATTAATGCCGATCTGTGAAGATTGTCATCATAATCAAAGTCTTCTAGCTTTGGTGCTGCGCTTGCCTTTTGTGGCTCCGCTTGCCTCTCGTCTAGCTTTCGCTGTAGCTCATCTGCTCGGTGTTTCTCTGCATACGCTTTTGCAGTTATTTTATCGAATCGTTTCTGTGCTCGCTCCGTCATTACATCTTCTGTAATTTCTGGGGCTTCTTCAGCAGGTGTTTCGGCCTGTTCAACGGGGGCTGATTCCGTTTCTTGAATCTCGTTGGTTTCCTCTTCGACCTCTTCAGGGCTATAAGTAATACCATGATCTTCTATAAGTGCAGCTTCTGACATTTTTACTTCCTCTAAAACGATGACTAAGCGTCACGGGGCTATGTTTACATTGTATAGATTAAACTATGTCTTGACAATTATCAATTAATTTACTATGTCTTGTCCTGCTGATGCGCTTGGTTGCTCAACAGTCAATCGCCTTGCAGTATCACCTTGTTCGGCTTGCTGTTGAGGTACTAACCCTTCTTGTACCATGCTGGCCGCTTGTTCTCTGTTTGGCCCTTCATCAATATTCTGCTGCGCTTCCTCAATTATGTCCTGTTGCTTAAGGATGATATTTCTATCGTCGCTCGTTAACGGTATTCCTGTCTCTCTTTGAACCTTGTAAGCGTCCATCAAATCTTTATAAGCTTTAATAGTAGAGTGCTGAGTATCGATAGTGACCTGCAATGTCTTAGCATCACGCTCTTCAATCTTGCCCATAAGTTCTTCAGTCTGCATTTCGATGTTAGTCGTGATTGCTTCTTGCTGCTTATCTGGCTGCTGCGGCTGATCTAAACCTAACTCCTTAATCTCTTCTTCGGTTGGCTCGACCGTACCCTGCTGAATATAAAGCTTACGAACTCGTTTCGTTAACTCTTTAGATTCCAAGATAGGTAAGTCTTTAGCTACTAGATCCATCGCTATGCTTTCAAATAATGGCGACTCACCAATAAGGTCAATTATCTGCTGTGCCGATTCCTGGCGCTGTGTTGCGAATGCTGGGCCCGTTTCAGTAACCACCGCATACTTACCAATAGATAAATCATTGACGATAATGTCTTGCTTTGATTCATTATCGAAAACAGTTTCATTAATCTTAACGCTTTCCGTTTCACCGTCTTGCTGCATAATTTGCTCTTGTCTTTGAGCGTCATAAATCCTTGGCACTAAGTCTAAAAGTATCTCAGCAGTGTAATTGACTGATTTATTTTTATTGTCTTCAAACACAAAAGAACCACGATCACCCTGTTTTTCTTGTGCAATGATGGCCTTACCGCTCTTAAGTTCTGGATTAATGCCAATAGAAGGTGGTTGCATTCCTGTCACATGATACAAATCCATTGAGGCTTGTTGTATCTGAGCCAATAGCGCGTTATTAACAGCGGGCGCACCCGATCTGCTAGGAGGGCCAGGCATTATAGGATCAGGGTTATACGGCATGAAAGGACTATTTTGAGTGTTGAAGTTCTCATATTCTGCTTCATGACCACTAATCATCGCAGGTGTGTACCAGTAAGGGTCTTTAGGTGTTAATGAGGTCGTCTCTATTGCAGTAGACGTGCCATAGTTATAGATTCGCGCAGGGTCTTTAGCAAAGCGTACAATGCCTCGCGTGTACCACATGCCGTCAATATAAGTCTGTTTTCCGTACATTGGAATTAATGGGATAAACTTACCCGCCCACTTTTTAGGGCCTTCAAGAATCCCGCCGCCGTCCATGACATACATTTCAATCTTGTGAGACTTTGCCTTTCTACGCTTAACCTCAGTTATACCTTTTGCAGCCAATTCATTTAAAGCTTCGCCGTCTTCTGTTGCGTCAATTACTCGACCATCTGACAGCAATATAATTTCTTTATTAACTGGAGTTTTTACCCAATATTCAGCAACAAGATAGCCCTCATCTGAGTTCCACATATCACAGCCGCTTTTGTTTGTTCTCAATGATTGAGTATCTTGCGGCCATTCACCTAGAGGACTATCAGGATATTTTTCCTCCCGCTCATCTCTTTGCATGATAGAAGTATAAAAGGCATGTCCAGAATCACGCTTATCATACTCTTGTGCAGCAAGATCAAACCAAAGAGCATTTGTAGCACCTAAAACTTGCTTGATCCGTATATCTTGATCAAATACATCATCATCAGGAAACTCAGTAATAACACGCCATCCGCCAAAGCCACCATTAACCGTTTCATCAAAGGCATTATCATACGCATTGATAGCTTTGCTTTGCGTTTCAATGTTACGAATCAAACCCTCAAATACCTTAGCGACATCTTCTGTCGCTCCACCTGATACTGGCCGAATCTTGATTGATACTCTATTTTGCCTTTGATCACCGTTTAACTGATCTACAGCGCCAGCCACTCGATTTATAGTGAACATAGGTCTATTGACTCTTCGTTCTCTTGAGTCTTCGTCCCACTGACCGCCCTCAGTCTGAGCGAATCTTATATCTTCAAGCGCTTGATCACGCTGACTTCGCTCTTTATCTTGTATGCGCTGAAATCTAGTTAGAGCGGTCTTATGAATATCTTTCATGTTGTCGTTGTTTTTCATTACCACTCCGAACCAAATTTTAAGGATTTTATTTGTTTATTGACCGGCTCTGTAAACGTCAAAGCCCCAGCATCACCGTAATCAGGGGAAAAGCCATACTCTTTCTTTATTCTATCTTTAGACCACAATACACGCCTATCGTTTGAGTCCCTATTATAAGGGCTTGCGCATAGGTCTGCTTGCATCTCGTCGTCATCAGGTATTTGTGCCGGTAGGTTTTCATCAACCAGCCAGTCAGCCATTTCTCCCCACATTTCATTTCGTTTGTTCTTGTACTTAATTGGGTCTAATGGGGTTGAGCCAAAGTGAACAGATTTTACGCGCTTTTGATAACCTAACTCATGCAATCTATCTACTATGTCAGCACCTGCGCCATAATCCACAAACATCATATCTGGTTTTTTGCCAGCAGTAGGGCAAACGGTATCTAATATTCGCTTACAGATAGCCACATTCTTTCCTAAAGCGTTACAGTCTTCGCCTATGTATGATTCCATGCCGTACATCTTGCGACCTTGACGCCTAAGTATTGCAAACCTATCACCGCCTCTTGAAGGATCTACACCAACAACTAATGGGCCTGAGCCATTAACAGTTTCTTTCCTGGCCTTCATGCAATGGTCAGCATTTATTAAGCCGTCACCACCTGACACTTGGAAAGCTTCAGCCGCATTCATTGGATATTCTTGCTTAAATGCTTTTAACCCATCAATACCATCAGTTGTTAATTCAGCTATTTTCATCCTACGCCAGAACATCTGTTCGTCTGATAAAGCGTAATGTTCTTTTAATTTGATTTCTTCTTGGTCGGCCTCAAAGCCTTCAGGCAATACTTTTGTATATTCAGCTTGCCAAAACCAAGGAACAAAGATTGCTTGAAACTCTGATAACCCTTTTTCTGCCAGCTTCCATTGCTCATGAAAGAAGTTGCCAACACCGTTTGCAGTGCTTTCCCAGATAACCTCAGTTCCATCCGCATCAGGTACGGCCTGCATGATTCCTTTTGTGTGCTCACTGGCATTCATCCAGAAAGCTACTTCAGAGCCGTGAAAATATTGTATTGTTTGGCCTCGACCAACCGCTTTGTTACCTGCTGTTCCGATCTTATAGCCTGAGTCGAGAACATCAAAGTGTAATTCTTTAGCGTTAGCTGCACCCGTTGAAGGCTTAACAAATGAAGGAAGGTTTTTATAATAGCGCTCTGTCATCTCAAACAGTGCGTTAGTTGATTCACCATCATGAGTTAGAATGAAAGCTCTAACGCCTTTATTGTGCGTTGTGTTCCATATAAAGCGGCCTTCAGCGTAAGTACTTGCGCCTTGCTGCCTGCCTTTTAATAGAATAGCTCTAACCTTTCCAGTCTTTTTAATCTGCTGCTGTAGTCGTTGGTGAATATATTGCTGTGCGCTGTTCAACTCTAAAGGCTGTAGACCTTTATCTTTTGTTCTTATTTTTAAGCAGTTGCGAGCATAAAACTCAAAGTCGTCCTTAAGTTTCTGCCTGTTTTCT